GGCAAGTTGATAACAACAACCCGACCAGGACTAGACCCCAGGATTGTGGAGTTCATCGGTCGCACCGATAAATCTTACTCCAACTGGTTGTTAGAAAACACCTTGTTGCCAGCCACCAATGATGGTAGCTGGTTAAAATTACCCTATGCATGTATGGGTAGGCAGACAGTACAGTTGTCGACCATTTTATTGGACTCAGTGGTGAGTATTGCCACTAATAACAATTCATGTGGTTTAGACTCAATCAAGCATTATTACAAAGATGATTTCCCAGCTTCAACTTGGGCTGGGGTCTCAACTGGTAGGAGCCACTACGACATTGGGATTTTTGACCTCATAGCTAAAGAGCTGCAGCTTAACTTGTTGATCATTTTGTCAACTGGAGCAGAGTTATTAAAGTACAACGTGTCTGATTCCGTTGCATGTATAGGGCACAGCAATTGGGTCAGCTCCAAACCCTATCATTGGTCACCAGTCATTGTGAAAGTGGCGACAACCCCTTTCTTTAGTTGTTACACCCAGCCAACAACAATCAACGACTTGCAAGCAGCAAGCAAACGTGAAACTGGTGTTCTACTAGACAAAAAAACACCAACACTCAGTAGAGTGTTGGTTGAGCTACTACTCATTAATGTCATGTCCGAACAAAAAATAAGTTTCAACTGGCCAGAAGTTATCATGTCAGAAGACAATACGAAAATGGTGATCTCAAACAATGAAAGAGGCAGCAACAACATACGCACCGGTTCAATACATGTTGAAATACCAGTGTGGGCTGGGGACTTGTCGGGCATAAATGGTCCGATAAATGCACTCTACACTGGAACATTGTCTTCATCTTATGACAGCATTGAGGGTACCGATCATCTGAGAACTGCACACATGCGAGAGGTTGTTGGGGCCTGCCGCAACATTATAAAACTCCGATTCGGAGCCGGCATTGCCGACCCATTGGGCAACCCCACAGTAAGGTTCAGTGAACACATGTGCAAGATGACCAGGCCAAAGAAAGGGTTGTCAATTATAACATTGCCGAATAAGGCATGGAAGAGGGGTGACGTAATTTTCACAGGTGATAAAAAACAACCAATTCCGCACATCATCAACCCTTA